GGAAAGATATAATTACTATACAGGTAAAGCACCAGCAGAGGTGTATGCTGCTGAACCTTTTGCATATAAAGTCAGAGAAAAAGATGCAATACAAAGACACCTAGAGGCAGATGAAAAGTTGAGTCAAATAGATATGAAAATTAAATATTATGATACTATGCTCAAATTTTTAGAGGAGATTATAAAGGTAATATCAAATAGAACATTTCAAATTAAAAACGCAATAGAGTGGAATAAATTCCAAGCAGGCTTTAATTGATAAATAGAATTGGAATGTTCTACATGAATGGAAAAACAGGTATCAGAGGGTTCACTTCATAAGTGGTTCAAAGGATCCAAATCCAAAGATGGTAAAGGAGGATGGGTCAATGTAGTTACAGGTGGAACCTGTGCTAGTGATGAACCAGGCGAAGGAACTCCAAAATGTGTATCTTCCGCAAAGAGAGCAAGTATGACTAAGGCAGAAAGACTCTCTGCTGCTAGAAGAAAAAAGAAAGCTGATCCTGGTCAGCAACAAAAATCTGGTGCTGCAAAACCAACCTATGTATCAACTGATAGTCCAAGGAAGAAAAAAATGAAAGAAAGTTATTTTAATTGGAGAGAAGAACTTCAAAGAGATGAGTACGGTGATCCAATTGACGGACCAAAGATATCTAAAAAACAATTGAAAAAAAATCTAGCAGCAAATACTCCTGACAAAGATCATACAACAGATACTGCTGAAGGTATGGCATATGGTATTACTAGAGGATCAGGTCAACCATCAGGTCAGATGGCAGCATTTGGAAAGAAGAAAAAAGAAAATCCTTATTCAATTAAAAATAAGTTAAAAATGGTAATTAAATCTGTTGCCGAAAAAGAAAGATCAAAAGCAGGTGTAACTAGCGAGGAAGCAGAATATATTGATTTACCATTGCATGTTGAAATACCAGACACTGATAATAAATTCAAACTAGGACTTATGTTCCGTGAAAGTTTGGATATTGATAAAGGTATGCTCTTCATATTTGAAGAAGTTGGTCAACATTCATTCCATATGAAAAATACCCGTATTCCATTAGACGTTGCTTTTGTAAAAGAAGATGGAACGATTGAAAGTATTAAAGAATTAGATCCATATACTACACTACCAGTATCTTCTGATGGTGAAGTATTATTTGCAATTGAAGCAAATCGTGGTTGGTTTGCAGAAAATAATGTAGAAGTTGGTGATGAAATAGTATTAAGTGAAGTGAAAGACAAGAAAGGAAAAGGTAGTGGCAGTAAGGATGCTTGCTATCATAAAGTCAAGTCACGCTACTCTGTATGGCCAAGTGCATACGCATCTGGTGCTCTAGTTAAGTGTCGTAAAGTCGGTGCTGCAAACTGGGGAAACAGTCGCAAAGAGAGCGTAGATATAAATAATTCCGATGGTCAATTGATTGCAGATGTCACAGACATCGTAGGACCTAATGATCTCAAACCAGTTACCAATGAAAATGGTCAATGGGTGGGGACAAAACAAATCACCGAGGCAAAGAAGTGCTGGCCTGGTTACGAAAAAAAGGGCACGAAGATTATGTTCGGCAAGAGATATAATAATTGCGTTAAAAAAGAAGATTACTCCAATTGGAGAGAAGAATTAAATGTCACAGAAGCATCAGCCGCATGGCAACGAAAAGAAGGAAAGAACAAAGCAGGTGGACTTAATGAAAAAGGCAGAAAAAGTTACGAACGCCAAAATCCTGGATCTGACCTTAAAGCACCTAGCAAGAAAGTTGGAAACCCCCGCAGGGCATCATTCTGTGCTCGAATGAAGGGCATGAAGAAAAAACTAACAAGTTCAAAGACAGCAAATGATCCAGATTCAAGAATCAACAAGTCTTTGAGAAAATGGAACTGCTAATAAGTCATGAATGATAATGTATACCTTGGCAACCCGAATTTAAAAAAAGCGAATACACAAATTGAGTTTACTCAAGAGAATATTATTGAGTTCTTAAAGTGTAAAGAAGATCCTGTTTATTTTGCAAAGAAGTATATAAAGATTGTTTCTCTTGATGAGGGATTAGTTCCTTTTAATCTATACCCTTTCCAAGAAAAATTAGTAAATACTTTTCATAATAATAGATTTAATATTTGTAAGATGCCTCGTCAGACTGGTAAGTCAACGACTGTGGTGTCTTATTTGCTTCATTATGCTGTTTTCAATGACAATGTAAACATTGGTATTCTTGCAAACAAAGCAAAGATTGCGATTGATTTATTAGGTAGATTACAAACTGCATATGAAAATTTACCAAAATGGATGCAACAAGGTATCATTGCATGGAATAAAGGATCATTAGAATTAGAAAACGGATCAAAAATATTAGCAGCATCTACATCTGCCTCTGCTGTTCGAGGTATGTCATTCAATATTCTATTCTTGGACGAATTTGCTTTCGTTCCAAATCATGTTGCAGATGACTTCTTTGCATCTGTATATCCTACAATTTCTTCTGGTACACAAACTAAAGTCATAATTGTTTCTACTCCTCGTGGTATGAATCACTTCTATCGTATGTGGCATGATTCTGAAAGAGGAAAGAATGATTATATTCCAACGGACGTTCATTGGTCTGAAGTACCTGGTCGTGATGCTGTATGGAAAGAGCAGACAATTGCAAACACATCAGAGCAACAGTTCAAGGTTGAGTTTGAATGTGAGTTTCTAGGATCTGTCAATACACTTATCAGTCCAGCAAAACTTAAAAACATGGTGTATGAAACACCAATTATGAAGAATGCAGGATTAGACATCTATGAGAATTCGATACCAGAACACAATTATTTGATGACAGTTGACGTTGCTCGTGGTTTAGGAAATGATTATTCAGCATTTATTGTCTATGACATAACTAATTTTCCATATAAGGTAGTTGCAAAGTATCGAAACAATGAAATCAAACCCATGCTGTTTCCAAATATCATCTATGATGTAGCGAGAGGATATAATAATTCATTCATATTATGTGAGGTAAACGATATTGGAGATCAAGTTGCAAGTATTCTACATTTTGATTTGGAGTATGATAATGTCTTAATGTGTTCTATGAGAGGTCGTGCAGGTCAGATTGTTGGATCTGGATTCTCTGGAAAGAAATCACAACTTGGTGTTAGAATGACTGCTGCTGTTAAAAAACTCGGTTGTTCAAACTTAAAAACACTATTAGAAGATGATAAACTACTCACTGTTGATTATGAAATTATCTCTGAATTAACAACATTCTCCCAGAAACATAACTCATTTGAGGCAGAAGAGGGATGTAACGATGACTTGGCAATGTGTTTAGTTATATTTGCATGGTTAGTCGCACAGGATTATTTTAAAGAAATGACTGATAATGATGTAAGAAAAAGAATATATGAAGAACAGAAGAATCAGATCGAACAAGACATGGCACCATTCGGTTTTATCTCTGATGGATTGGATGATGATAGTTTTATAGACAAAAACGGAGAAAGGTGGTATGCTGATGAGTATGGAGATCGTTCTTATATGTGGGACTATTATTAATGATTAGTTTTTTATTTTCAATGGCAGGGTTTTTAAACCTATTATTCTATGTCTTTGCAATTGGTTTTGTTATTTCACTGATACTAGAACAGATTTTAAAGTTCAGACCTTTATCTGTTGATGCATCTATGAATGAAAGAAATATGTATATTGTACAAACCAACAGAAGATATTGTTGGAGACAGGCATGGGTTGTAAACATCAACTGGTTCGCATGTAATGTAGGTTTGTATTTTCTTTCAAGAAATATGCAATCACCTGTAGATACTTTTTGGAATGGTATGTAATGGAAAACCCTTTGAAGCATAGAAAGTTAAAACGTCTATTATCTAAATCATTTCCAAACAAAAAGATCGTTATCACCGACAACAAAGACGGATCACAAACAATTAGTATCACATAATGGAACTCACAGATTTAAATGTAAATAATGTACTTGATGAAATACGTCCATATATTGAGGCAGATGGAGGGTATTTGGAGTTCATTGGAATAGAACATACCAATTCAGGTCCAATTGTTATGGTTAAATTATTGGGTGCATGTACCACTTGTGTCATGAGTGCTGCTACCTTAAAACAAGGAGTTGAATCACATCTAAAGGCAAAATGGCCTGAAATAGATCAAGTAATTCAAATCTAATGGATTTAGATGGTCAGGTTGAATTAGAACATTTACTGTTCACAGAGAGAAAGTGTAGAATCTGTGGAGAGGTAAAGAGTTTATTAGAAGACTTTTATCTAACACACAAGAATCGAAACTCATTGCCATCTTCTTATGCATATGAGTGTAAAGTATGTACAATAAAAAGAATTGTAAAGAATAGAAAGAAGAAAAGGATATTTTCTGATTGGGCATATCCAGATTGGTAGTGTTCATGTGATGTTTCCCCGTTGGAAATATACTTTTCAATAAATAATTTCAGAAATAATCTGAGATTCGGAGAGTAAAGATGCCACTAAATTTAGCATCTCCTGGTATTGTAGTAAGAGAGGTTGACCTTACCATTGGTAGAGTTGATACAGCAACTGATAAAGTTGGTGCTATCGTCGCTCCATTTGCGAAAGGACCTGTCAACGAACCAATCCTTGTAGAGAATGAGCAAGACCTGTTAGATAATTTTGGTGAACCATCTGAAACTGACAAACACTTTGAGCACTTCATGGTAGCTCAATCATACTTGGCCTATGGTGGAGTAATGAGAGTTGTCAGAGCAGGTGACGTTGATTTAACAAATGCATTTGTAGGAACTGCAACAAGTATTAGAA